GCCGCCGCCTTAGACTGAACCTTGCACCGGCCCTCATAAACGGTCGCCCGCTCGTTGGTAACCTCGCCCGAATCCGGGTCCGTCACGGTTTCGCCAGGAGCCGTTATCCGGCACTCATCCACCATCAGCGACTCAGCAGCCCGACGCCCGCGAAGAGTCGCCTCAACCGCCGTCATGCAGGCCTCACCTCAAACGAGCGCGTACCTTCAGACTTAGGCTTCACACCAAGCCAGCCAAGCTCCTGCGCCGAAACGTACAGCTCGCCAGTTGAAAGCGCAGAGTCGATGGTTCCGCCGTCCGAATAGTCATCAATCGATTCGGTGCGGACGCGGTAACCGCCAGGGTTTTTCATTACCCGGCGGATCATCCTCACCGCAACGAAGCGGACTATTGCCTCGTCCAGCAAGTCAACGCCTGGGACTTCGACGTGAAGCAGAACCGTCGCCTCATCGATAAGCCCTTGAGCGGTGACTATTTCGGCGTCGGAAAGGGGACGCCACCCGGCCGCAATATCTTCCGGCCGCACATAGACTGCCATGACGTCCCCTCCCTAACTATTCCGGCTGAACGGCGAGGCCGGGCACCACATCGACGCCCTGCTCAACCAAGCCAAGTTCTTCAAGGCGCGCCACTTCCTCAGCGGATACACCCTCAGGCACGGTAGAGCCGCGGTACAGGTACTTGACCTTGCCGTCAGTGCCCTTCACGATTGCGAGGGCGCCAACGACGGTGTAGGACTTCTTTTCGTCCTTCGATTCGTTCCTAGTAGCCATCAGACTGCCTCCTAGATGCCGGTGATGCGGATAGCCGCATTCGGTTCGTTGATGTACGGAACGCAGACAGCACGGGCACGCAGGCGCCACTGGTCGTTGTCGTCATCGCGCATGGACTTGGACTCAAGGACGCCGTCAACCGGGTTGTAGTTTCCGCCGAGGTCTTCGGTAGCGATACCACCGAGCTGCTGCGAGTCAACAACCCAAGCGCCGGTAGCCGGCAGGTTGGGTGTGCGGATGATGCGCAGGCCTGCGATCAGTTCAAAGTTGCCGGTCACGACAGCGTTGGACTGAGTTTCGCGGGCGATAGCGTTGATAAGGACCTGATCGGAGGCGAGCAGAGCCCAAGAGGCGTCATCCACGATGAGGGAGTCAGCTTCGTAACCCTGGTTCAGCGCGGACAGTGCAGCCTTGGCCTTCAGGATGTCGCGGAGGATCTGCGTCCCCGAAGCGGCACCCCAAGCGGCGGCCGCGGCCTGCGTCTGAGTGACCGAAGACGCGATAGCGGCAAGTGCGACCGTGTCAACGTTCTTCGCAGCCGTATTAATGAGCTTCAGCAGAGCCTTGTCCACAGCGGACATTGCCTTACGCTTAGCAGCCTCATCGGTCACGATGGTGTCCTGGCCCCACTTGACAACCTTGGCGAGCTGCGCCGTGCCGTCGCCAACAGTGGTCAGCGGGTACTCGCCGCCGGGCGAGACAGCCTCAACCGGGCGGTCAGCAAACAGGCCCTCGTTCTGCTCAAACGAGATAGCGCCACCCGAGACAGCCTCACGGCCGGTCAGGATAGTGGTTGCGATAAGTCGCTGTTCCGCGAGGGTCCGCATACGCCGGGCCACAAGGGTAGGCGTGTTCAGGAACCGCGAAACGGTCATGTAGTCGCCGCTGATAGTAGGCGATGCCGGGGGGAATGTGTTAGCCATTAGTTACTCTCTCTCAGCGTGCGAACTTGACGCGGACCTTGGCACCGTCAGCGGCAGTGGTCAGAGCCACACCAACCTGAGTGCCCGCAGCCGGGGTAGCGGACGATACGACAGTGCCGCCAGCGCCGGAAACGACCTGAGCACCAGCGGTGATCGAGCCGGAAGCGGTCAGTTCCTGCACGCCAGAAGCGTAAACAGTCACCGAGTCACCCGAAACGGCGTCGAACGCGGCCACACCGAGCCAAGCGGCAGAAGCGGCGCCGGCAGTTGCAACAGTGCCGTTGCCGGAAACGGCGACAAGAGTGCCGCCAGTGATAGTTGCGGAAGCCGTGGAAACGAGAGCGTCACCAGGCGTCCGGATGGGCAGGTATTCAGCCATGTTTAGGCCTGCTTTCCGTAGATAGATTCGTAGAATGCGTCTTCAGGCGATACCGAACTTGATCGGGGCCCCTGTGAGGGATCCGGCGCCGGCTGCCTGGACTTGTTCAAATCAGCGAGAATGGAAGCCGCGTCAGCGGCCAACTCTTCCTGCGTCTCGCCCTGAAGACGGCCAGCCCACTTAGCGGGCAAACCAGCGTCCAGAGCGACCTGCTGCCGAAGATTCGCGGCGCGCAACCGGTCCAGTTCCCGAGTGGCTTCCTCAGCATCACGCTTAGCCCGCTCGATCTCTGACAGTTTCGCGTCTTCCTCAGCCTTCTTAGCGAGCCGGTGCTTTTCAGCTTCCTTATTCGCCTTAGCCAGAGCGGCCCGAAGCCGCTCAACCTCAGCCGGATCAACCGGCGCAGGCTCTACAGGGTCCGTCGTCGTTTCAGCAGGCTCCGTGATCGGCTCAACCGGGTCTGCAACTTCGGCGGGAGTGGTTACTTCATCAGCCATCACGGCCTCCTGATCTGATATTTGGTGATCCCTGATCCATCCCGGAAGGGAACTTGCTACCGCCGCGGCGAACTCACGCGGGGAAAACTAGGCAGTTATGGATGCCAGCCAGGTGGCTTAGTAGCCGAGAATGTATTTCCTGTAGTCACGTTCAACGCGGGCCGCTACCTCAGGGGTAACTTTCGCTGACTTCGCGTTAGTAAATGGGTTGCGTCCAGCCCTGACCGCATCCCAGTTCACTTGTGCGTCAAACACGCGCCGCTCAGCAGCCGTCATAGTCGCCCGCACGCTCGGATCCCTCACGCCCGTATCACGAGCCCTCAGAACAGCCTCACGAGCGCCAACCCGTGTACCGCCGCGCCCTAGTTGCCCGAACCCCTCAGCCTGCCCACGCAGCACGCCAGTAGGGTTCTGGCCGCCCGGCAGGATGTAGCCGTAACGCTCCAACTCCGTCAGGGTCTGCTCTCGGCCCAGACCCTTTGCATAGATAGCTTCGGGCGTGAGTCGGGGGCCATTGCGCCCGAAGTTGCCGCGCTTACTTGTGCCCTCCGTGGTGATAAGACCGCCGGGCTTTACCCCGCGCCTCGCGTTCACAACCTGGAAGATGTCAGCGCCGTCCCGGATCGCCTGAGCTTCCGCCTTGCCGTACACCCGTTCCTGCTCAGCCTCAGGCAAGGACCGGAAATACTCGTAAGGGTCATGCATCAAGCCCTCAGACTCGGCCGCAGCCCGCGCCGTGGTCTGCACATGTATACAGTCACACCTCGGATGCCGGTTAAATCCAGCGTTCCAACGGTAAAACCTGCCCGCCAAGATCGAACAACGCGAGCATGACGGGGGGTTCAACATCCGCACATAGCCGACATTCTGACGAGTGGCAGCATCAACACCCGCCGCCGCCCGGCCCGCGTCCGCAACCTGCGTCCGTGCGACCGTGGTGAGGAACTTACCACCCTGTGCCATAGCCTGAGCCGGTTCCATGCCGCCAGCAATAAGCGCCTTCGTATGCGGAACCGCCGAATACAGCAGCCCCGAAATGGAACGCCCATCCGACGCGTACCCACTAAACGCGAACGGATCCACAAAATGACGCGGCGGCTCATACAAGCCCTGGCTAGCAAGAGTCAGAGCGCCATAACTGGCGCCGGCCGCGGCGGCTTTCTCCTGAGCCCCCGATAGGATCGGGACAAGCGTGGGAACCTGCGCAGCCCAAGAGCCAGACAAGTCCGTAAGCGCAACCTCAGACCACAAATTAGTAGCCGCGAGAACAACGACGGCCTGAAGCCGCTGCATCTGCTTGTAATGCTTCACAGCGGCCTCAGGCACCATCGATTACTCCCCGTTCACAGCCCTAGCAAGGTTCGCAATATCCGGGTTCGACTTAGCACGAGCGTCCATCTCAACCATCCGGTCACGCTGCTCCTGCGTGTAGCCAAGATCCTCGCGGGCCTGCTCGATCGGCAGGATGCCCGTCTGAACCTTCTTCACAACCGCGTCAGCTTCCTGCGCGACAGTCGGCGTAGACGGATCGCGCCACAGGGTTTCAAGGCCCTTAGCGGCCGGGTCCCACTCGCCAGTCTGGATCCGCAGCACAAGGCGCTGCACATCCTCCCAAGCCCCACCCAAGTAGGTATGCTTCCGCTCAACCCGCTTCACAAGCTGCACCTCAGACGAGCGAATAGCGTCAGCCGACGCGGGGTTATCGCCCACGAAAGACAGGTAATGCGGCGGAAGTGCAAGCATCTGAGACGCAAGCTGAGCCAAGAGTTTGATCGAGTTATGGAACACGGCAAGGTCCGACTCTTGGAACTGCCCAAACTTCGCATCCGATTCAGTAGCCCACAACCGGCCCGTGTCCCGCGACCAGACGTTCAGCGGCTTACCGTTGGCGTCCACGAAATCGTCAGCCCGCAGCATCGCAGCCCACCTGCGCGGCATCGCGTGATACTCACCGGACACCATCATGTCCGTAGCCATCTTGTTAGCCGCATCAGCAACCGGGATAACGTCCTGAAACTCCGAAAGGCCATCAGGCCGCAGGATACGGGGCCGATTCACCAGCGGAACAACAGGAACCGTGCCTAGTTCGTGGTTGTCAGCCGCGCCCGTAGACTGCCAGCCGTCCTTGCCATAAGCGAAAGACTCCGTAGAGTTCGGCAGGTACAGCGTCGCCCGCTGCACCTCATCCGAACCCTCGCCCTCTTTCCAACGCTTCACAGCGGCAGAAACCTTACGAGTACGTGGATCCCGCTCGGCAAAAACCTGAAACGGCGACTCAACCGACACAAGCGGCGCATCATCCGGGGTATCGCCCGCCCCAACAATGACATAAGACCGGCCCAACACCAAAGAATCAAGATGCGCCTGCTGCGACTGCTCATCCAGGTCATTAGCCTGCCAAATCTGCCACAACTCTTCATCGCTCGAAGACGCTCCACGGTAGCGGAACCCCTTCACATCAAGCCGATTCTCATACGCCTCAGCACCGAACCGCAGCCAGTTCAACACAAGCTGCGAAACACGGTCACCAATCTCAGCCTCCATAGCCGGCGCCATGTACTTCAAAGGCTGCTCACCCTCAAAATACTTATCCAGCTTGTCCAAGTTCGGAATCTGCTGCGCCAACTTCGTGTCCAGCCGGACAAGGGCACTAGAATCAGCCATTAGGCCCTCCATCGGTTAGGAAACAACTACACGGCGCTTTGGCTTCGTGAGCTTGGAACGGATAACGCCATCAAGGCCGGTAACGGCAGCCTGGAAACCGTCGATACGAGCGCTCGACTTCCGCCGATCAGGCTTCACCGGGCGGATATTGTCCAGCCCGTCATTCTTGACCTCGACAACTGACGCCATCCACCGCATAGCGGGGTTGTCCTCGTGCCGCATCTCGCCGTTTGACCAAAGGCGCTCCATCTCCTTAGAAGCGGGAGAAAGGCCCGTGAATGTCTGCGCTACAGGCACAACATCAACACCCTTCAACTCGTCTTGGAGTTCCTGCACCAATTGGCCGGCGAACATACGGTCGTAGGAGACGCGTTGCATATCAAAGTGGCTGCAATCGCTGATTACTGCCGATTTGATAGCACCGTAATCAATGACATCGCCCTCCGTGGCGTGGACATGGCCGTCGTCAATCCACTTTTGCAAGGGGATTTGCAACTGCTTTTCCAGGTCTTCTACGCGCTCACTGGGAACCCACATGCGCGTAAACAGGTCCAACTCAAAGCCTGGACGGTGGGACTCGGCCCACACGGACCACGCCGTGAAGTCAGAGACTGCCGAGAGGTCAATCCCACCCCATGCGCGCCGCCCGCGGAGCTTATGACGCTCAGCCCCGCCGAGGTCGTCCCACTTACCCAAGTCCACCCACCGTGACTGATTCCGTACACGGCGGTTCAGGGACAGTTGGCAGAACGTCGGGAAGTAAGACGGGGACGACTGAGCTTTGTTGGCCTCACGCCGCATATAGGCGAGCGTCGGGGACTTACCAAGGCCAGGGTTAGCCTTGCGCCAAGTTGTCTCCGAGAATGGGTCATCAGTTTCGTCCGCAGCCCAAATGACACCGTAATGGCCGGGATCGGTTACAACGCCGTTAGCAACGTTCCTCGTGTAGGTGTGCTTCTCGTCGTAGATCGTGCCCTCTTCCGCCTCGTCAGCGGTAGTAATGAACACAATCAACGGCTGGTCGCGGGCTCCCACGCCTGTCTCGATGGCCTCAACGAGTTTCCGTTGCAGCCGTAGCGTGTGAATCTCATCAATCGTCGCGCCGGACACGTTCAGGCCGTGCGCCGTCTCAGCGACACGCGATAGCACCCGAAGGATTGACGCAGTCTTAGGGACGCGGACAACTTCCTTCAGCGGCTCAATGCGTTTTCGAGCCGCAGGGGAAGACATGAGCATGTTCTTCGCGTCTTCAAAGACGCGGCCGGCCTGAGTGGTAGAGCCTGCCGCGTTATAAACCTCGGCGCCCATCTCCCCGTCCGCGAGCAACAACACGCCCGAGATGCCGGATGCAAAGGTCGATTTCCCGTTCTTACGGGGAATCTCAATCCAGACTGACCTAATGACACGGACAACCATGTCAATCTCTTCGTCGTGGTAGACCCAGCCGAAAACCGGGGCCAATACCCACACAACCTGCCAAGGGTCCAGGCCCTGCCCGAGGCGCATAGGGACGCCAGCCCAGCGGCCCTTCGTGTGCCTGAAGGCTCCCATAGCATTGAGTGCTTTGCGAGCCCGAGCCACATCAAACCAGGCGTCAGGATGCTTATCCGCCTGGAAGGCGACGATCAGGGGCGTCTTCTCGGCCGCGTCCATGATCTGCTCATGCGTCATACCAAGTTCGATCAGCGCTTCATATGGCGCCGGGAGATTCTCAGTCGAATGGATCGTCTTCGTCATCGTTAGCCTTCCCGCCAAGCCGTGTTGCGGCTGACGGGGATAGGCCCAACTCACCAATCAGTGAACGCAAGTGCGACCGATAGGCATTCAGGATCGTCGTCCAAGCATTTTTCACTTGGCCGCGCTCCGTCATTACGATCATTCCTTCAAGAGAAAGCGCACGCTCGCCCTGCTCAATGCGAGCCCACGTCACGCAGTAGTCCACTAAGGACTCCTGCTGCTCGCCGACAAGACCCACGGAACGGGAAAGCGTAGGCGCAAGCTTTCTCCACAACGCGCCGGCAGTCTCACGACACCGGACCTCATCCCCCGAACTACCAGGAAAGACAGCCTCCCAATTGGGTTCGTTCAGGTCAGACGGCGAAAACTTCACGGCATCCTTGACCGGACGCTTACCGGGGTTGCCTTCACGGACAACCTGGAGCGCTGGCTTCGGCTTGCGGCCTGCTGTTGCCATCACCAACCCCCTAAGCTGCTACCCGGTTGCCTTTCGAGACATTGCACGTCAAATGCGCGAGTTGCACGTTTTCGTAAGTGTGAGTGCCGCCAAGGGACAGCGGCAGAATATGGTCCAAGCTAGGGCTCATCGGATCGGGCCATGCGCAGTCAGGGTCAACCGGCGTCGAGCATAGGCCGCATAGCCAGATGTCACGCTCATAGATATCAATCGGGCGCAACTCTTCGACCTGCGTACCAAGCTTCTGTGCGCGGCGCTTGTGATAGTTAGCTTTTCGGCTCTCGGTCCATCTCGGGCTAGATTCCCTGCCGTCTGCCCGAGCCTTGCGCCGCCAGTGCATGTTGCATAAGCCCTTGGCTCGCACGCCAAGATCACAGCCCGTCTCAGAACACCGAACCGGCGAATGCTCATCATTCCACTTCGTGCCGCAGACCCTAGAGCAGAACTTAGCGTCGTCGCGCTTCGAGGCAAATTCAGCAGCGCAACGAACGCATCGCCGGGGCGTTGCAGGCTTAGGCGTGAACTCATCCCGCCGCTTCAACTTCTGATGCTCGTAAGCACCAGATTCTTTGCACCGCTCATAAGCAGCCTGCCGCTTGCAGTCATAACCGCAGTATTTCGGGCTAGGACCAGATGCGCGGACCTTAGGGGGGATCGGGCCACTGCATCGAAGGCAGTTCGTCAGAGCCACCTCAATGTTCAAATCGCCGTACCGCTGGAAGCGGTTGTAGTGAGGCTGGCAGAGTCGACTCTTCTTCACGAAAACCGGGGCATCGCAATTGGGTGCAGAGCATGACAGAATGGACACATCGACTCCTCGAAAGTCGGTCGCAGCCCCGGAGTGTTACAGCACTCGCGGGGCCTTGTTCTTGGTTGAAAATCGTTGTTGAGAACCGCTCCCACAAGAAAGCTCAATTTCGCGGCCGTGGGAGTTTCTC